AGACATATATTTGCATAAATTATTATAGAAGTCTTTGCCTTTATGCATTTTATAAAGTTCTTTAGCTTCATCATTTGTCAATGTTCTTTTAGATTTTTGAATGACATTCCATCCATTATTCTTAAGCAATGTCAAAAAATCTTCTTCATGATCTAGAAATCCTGGTTTAAGTATGACAAATCCATTAATCTCATTTGAAGATTCTTTTATTAAAAATGTTTTCTTAAAGCTTTTCATATTTATTATTGATATTTTCTTATATAAAAATAATATATCAATTTCATCAATATTTAATATATCAAAGTTATTTTTATATAAAGAAATTATATTAGATTTTATATATGGAGTTTATTGATCATACTGGTCATGTTTTTAGCTTACCTACATTTGATGATAAGCCTATTGCAATACAATATACAGAAAATGACTATATATTTTGGATAAAAGACAATCCTGTTTCTATTAATAATTATTATATTCTTCCTATTAGATTTTTATTAGACTATGATAATTATATTACTCAACCATTAAGCTATTTAGAAGATGAAGAAAGTGATTTAACTATTGATGAATTATTTTCTTTAACTATATCATTATCTTCTAATTTCTATAAACTTATAGGACCAAAATATATTCAATCAAAACTTGAAAAAAATAAAGACATTAATCAACCAATAGAATTTGACTTAAATGATTTTAAAGAAGAATTGACACTAAGTGATTTTTATTTTGAGTTATCTGAAAGCAATGATCAAAATCTTATTGTCTATAATAATGATAGAAAATTCTTATTGTTTCCATTCTATATAATAGGTAAATCCAATGAAGAAGGCACTTATTTATCAAATATTATGATTCATACTCATTCATATCAAGAAAAGAAAGAAGAAAGAGAAGTCATATGGCTTGATCAAGATGGAATGTATGATTATTTGATGAAAAAGACCTTTGATGATATTTCTATATATGAAATCAATGAATTTGGTGAGAAAGAACTATGGTTTACATTAGAGTCAGGATATAAAGTTGGTACAAATGAAATTATAACTGCTTATCAAAATGAATATAGATATCGAATTCGTAACTGGGGTCTTGGGCTTATGAAATCAGATGTATATCATTATATTTATAGATTACCTCAAGACAAATGGTTAAAGCCAGGGCATAAATATGTATTTAGTGGACATATAAAACAAAGTTGTAACTATTGCGGTAGTACATTATATTATAATCATGATGGATATATAAATCAAGATGATTATTGGAAATATAAAAATTATGTTCCTACTCCTAATTGTTTATTTGATTTAAACGGAAAACCATTTTATCCTGAAGCTTATGATTATGATGAAGATTCACATATGTATACTCCAAAAGATGACCAATTATTTGCATTAGGATCTGTTCCTTCAAAACATTGGGAATATCACTCTTATGGTGAAGGATTTGATTTTCATGATGATATTGAATTTATACCAGGTACAACTATAAGAGATTTCTTCTTTGATGTTGATAATAAAGCAGTGACGGAAAACACAAGTGGAGGATATGTTGAATATAAATATTATTCTCCTAAAGATGAATATACACAATTGACAGTAGGATGTACATTTATTGATGAATGTGAAGAATTGATAATTAATGGAAAGAATATGGGCATAAATTTACCTAAAGAGATATTAAAAGCTATTTATAGTTCTTCATTCTATAATAAATATGCTGATGAGAAACTTATCAAATCAAAAATGAAAGAACTTCTATTGAATTATATGTCAATAAAAGGAGAATGTGGTAATTTCAAGTCAGTCATAAATTCTTTAAAATGGTTTGGTTGGGCAGATAAGATTGAAATCTCTAAATTGATAAAGACAGATAATGAATTTCAAGATCAATATATATTAGATTATTTCAATATAACAACTGATTTGAAAGATACATATAAATATTTCAATACTACTAATCTTATTTCTTTATCAATAAAAGGTAATCAAGAAACAGGAGAATATAATCAACAAGATTTTTCTCAAATACTTATTGGTGAAGGAAAGCCTATATTAGAAGATTTATTTGATAAGACTATTGAAGTCACACATAATGAATTGAAATTCTATAAGCCTTATTATGATTTCTTGTTTAATGAATTAGCTTTGAAATTAGATTGTCTTGCTTATTATTGGCAAAAATATTTTCTTCCAATTCATCTTAAAATCAATAGAGCCTCTATAGAATATAAAGTATACGCAAATACCACTAAATTAAGTTGTGCAGGATTTGAGAAGATTATTGAGAAACCAGTTATTATACATATTGATGATTATAAGAATAAATTAATAAATGTTGTATTTCCAGATTCTCATAAAGTATTATATAACAAGTCAATTCATTATATAGATAATAAGTTCAATGAGTTTAGTAATTATAATGATAATTATACTAATGAAGACTTATATTATGTTAATGAGAATTGTATAGTAATACCAATAACTATTGAAGACTTGAATAATCAATATACTGAAAATAAAAGAGGAGAATATCTTTTGATTGATGGTGAATACATTAGACCATTCAAATTCTATATGTTAAATGAAGAAGAATATCTTGATGAAGTAGATGATCCTTCAAATGCTGATTATTATCAATTATATTATTATAGTGATTATGAAGAATTATATCCTAATGACAAAGAACCATATAAAAGATATTCTAAAATAACAGAAGACTATTTTCAATGTAAAATATTTTTAAGTTATTTAGATAATACTACAAATCAAGAAAAATACTTGATAAAAGATAATATATTCAATTATTATCAAACAATAAATCAATATTATTGTAATTATATAATTATTCCTAGATTAATTCAAGACAAGTCATTTGATTGGCTAAATACTAAATTCAAATTATCTATTGTAGTAAATAATAAATGGTTTGATTATGATTTTATTATAAGTATACCTAATATATATCTTGATTTAGGTAAATTAGAATATAGATATTTTATTGATAATAAATTAACTATGTTCAATCAAATTGATAAGATTACAGATAGCAATAAAATTATATTCAAATCATTCTTATATCAACCAGATTTAGTTTCTATTGATACATTATTCTATAATAAAGATAATTATCAAATATTAACATTTATACAAAAACTAATTGAGACTAATGGAGATCAAAATCTTATATATGATTTCTATAAAAAATATTATCAAAATTCTATTAATGTTCCATATAATCCAAAATATTATAATAGAATACATATATTTGATTTATATAAAACTACTGATATTGAAACTTATAGTTATGAAGAATTACCAGTTAATCCTGATGGTAATACTTTAAATGATGATCAATGGAATAATTCTGAGTTTGTCACTCAACTTAGACAAGATCACCCAACAGCAGTATTTGAAAATGGCATACCTAATTTTACTAACTTGAATAATGTAGCTTCAACAATAGAGGAATCATTAATTTATGATGTATTTTCATTTCAATTAATTAATGATGGTATAAGATATCATGATACAAAAGAAGTATGGGATGAATTTCAAGAAAATGAAGGAGGCCTTAAAGGAATTGTTGATCATGGAACATTTGAAGATGGTATTAGATGTTTTGCTACATGGTTTTTAGCAGATTTCTATCCTGATGAGTTTATACAAGGACATTATCATTATATTTATCATATTTATGATTTAAAAATATATGATGATAATCATACATTAGTATATCATATTAAAAATCATAAATCTATTCAAGAGCTTAAAGATTATACATATGATCAATTAGAGTATCGTATGTGGAATAAAGAACATATAGGTTATGAACAAAATAATCCACATACTAATTATAAATTTAATGAAGGAGATCCATATAATATATTACAGTATTATGACGTATTAATATATGATCATCCTTATGGAAATAGTGAAAAAATTAAATTCACTACTAGATTAGAAGATGATAATATAACTTATAATTTAAATAATAGTGATATTAAGCTATATAAATTATTCTTTGACAAAAATGGAAATCAACTAATAGATTTAAATGAAAATCCTGTTGAATATGATTTATATTTAATGCATGATAACTATGAAAAAGAAGATAAATACTGGTATGTAGTAGCTATTTCTAGATTCCCTATTTCAAATTATTCTAGTGATCAACTAAAGATTCATCAAGAAGAATATCTAATAAATAGTTTAGAATTAAATGGAACATATCTTTTAAAGTATAGTGGATTTAGTATTGATAAATTTTTAATAAATAGAATGGATATTATTCCTTCTAATGGATTCAATCATTTTAATAAAGATGACCTAGTAATTGCAACAATCAATAATAATAATTATCAATTTAATATTGACCTTAGTAATAAATGGGTTATAAAGCATGTAGTTGATATTAATAATGTAACTCAAGTAGAATCAAATACAAATATTGTTATAGTTTCAAATAATAATATTGATCATCTATATACTCCTGGATATTATAATATTACTTTAAATTATACAATAAATGGATTAAATGATCAAATATATGAAGCAAATGGAAGATATTTAATTGATAACGAATATTCTAATATTAGCTATCCTATTATAAATATTATAGAAGAAGAAAAATCTAAGATTTCTGTAGATACTGTGATTTCTGATTTTAGCATATTATATGAAAATACTAATGGAGAAAGAAAGATTACTACAAAGATAATGAATCCTTCTAGTGGATATGTTCCAATTGGTATTAAGATTGTAAATGAAGGATATTTTTCTGAAGACTCTCATGCAGTATATATGGGATTAAAACTTATGGATTGTCAAGATCCAGATAATGGTTTTGCTGGAGAAGGATCTAAGATTTATCATATTGAAAATGGAGAAAAAGTATATTATGATAATCCATATTGGGGATTCTATAATCAATCAATTAATGATATGTATCAGTCAGAAGAATATAAAGAAGAAAAAATAAAATATTTTCCTAGAATATGCTATAAAGATAATAATCATACAATAAGTTGTGATTATGTTTATCCTCAAACTGACGATTGGACAAAGATTCCTTTAGATGATAATGGAAAACCTAAATATCCAGCACCAAATAATAGAGGCTTTCATTATGATTCAAGTAATAATCATACTGTTAATCTATTAAATAATGATGATACAATAAATTGGGATTTAATAGATGATAGTTGTGCTATTAAAGATTGGGATGGAAGAAAAAATACTAATAAGTTATTATATTTATTCGATCAAAATAATTATCCTAATTGGAAATGGAAAACAAGTAAAACAATTCCTAATATACCTAATGAACAATTTTCTCCATCTGTTGCTTGTTGTTGGAGATATCATACATTGACAACAAACCAAGGAGATTGGTATTTACCTTCTTTTGCTGAGGTTTTCTTTGTAACTTATAATTTCAAACGATACTCTGAAATATTTGAAGAGTTATCTTATAAATTCCCAGAATATTGTAAACCTGATCTATTGAAATGTATTGGTAGTAATGCTTTATGGTCATCTACATCTCGTAGTAATTCAGAAGCTTGGGAAATACACCCTTGCCAACATGCACACTCTTTATCAAAGAGAACTACAGGATGGTATACAATTCCATTTATACAATTAGAAGAAAACCAACAAATTAATTAAACTTCAAAAGATCTTTCAGAAAATAATAATTAATTATTATACTAATTGGACACAGTAGAATTAGATGAATAAAAAAGGAGAGCTTACTTGAGTAAGCTCTCCTTTTTATTTAAATATTAATATTAAAATTCTAAACAGTATTACTATTAAAGAAATATTATAAATCTTTCTTAAACAGTATTACTATTAAAGAAATAATCAGTAGAATGATTCTTAACTATCCATTCCTCTATTCTTTGTATTTCATCATTTGCCATATCTGCAAATCTTTGGTAATTGATTGTTGTACCTCCAGGTAGTTTGAATTCAAATGCTCCCATTATAGTTGCCATACTTCTTAATCCAAAACAAACACAAAGTCTGAAGAAATAATAGTCTTTATACATGTCTTGAATCTTACAGCGAGTAAATGTCTCAATTACGACATCAGATTTATCTAAATCTCCTAATATAACTAATTCATTAGAAAACTCATTATATTGATAAGTCAATGGAACATCAAACATTGCTTTAAATGTTTGAATTTCATAAAGTCCGGCCATCATATCTGTAAGGTTATATCCACTACCATTTCCATAAGTATCTGTAAGACTTCCACCAGCTCCACTTGCTAAGATTGTATTATTAATAACTAATCTTTCTAATGAGAAATCTCCCATAGCTCCATAATAATAATTTGGATTTACTTTATGACAACCATATACACTTAATACTTGTGGAGGTAATTTTGCTATTTTATTTCCACAACATACTCTAAAATCTTTATTCTTAATTGCAAAGTATCTTGCTTGTATCATTCTATCATCATTAGCCCACATATATTGAGCAGCTTGAATAATAAGTGGAGGAATAGCACTTGCAGGTATAGGTAATGGCAACGCACAGCTTTGAGTCAATTCTTGAATAATTCTTTGAATAAATTGATAATCTATTTGATCTTCTTGTTGTTGTTTTAATTTTAAGAATTCTTCCATTGATTGAGAAGAATTATTTTGAGTTTGTTCTATATTAATATTATTGATTTGGCTAGTAGGACAATCCATAAAAATTATATTAGTTTATTTATTTAAAAATAATTATCAAGATTCTATATTTAATATAAGCTAAAGTATAAAAATATAAGTATGTTAATTGGTGTTAAATAATTTTGAAAGAATAAAGAAAGTTAATGATATTTTCAAGAATAATGAAAAACAGTCATTAACAGATATTCTTGAATCATTTAGTTGTATAGCAAAAGATTATAATGAGTTTAATAAAGAAGAAAAGAGTAATTATTCAAATGTTTTGTATGAGAAATGTACTGAAGATGAAAAACTAGATTTTTATAATAACCAATTACAATTATTAGAGTGTCTTGTTACAAATAGTGTATATGATAAGACTGGTATAGTATTAGATTGGAAAGAGATATATAATTTACTTTATGATGAAGATTATTCAAAAGTAGAGAAAGCTAATCGTAGAGTGGTTTATCCAACAAGTGGAAATGATCGTCCAATTGGAGATATGGCATTTCAAGTTTGGAATGGCTTACAAATTATTGACCTTGATATTAAAGATGAAGTAATTTCTGATAATCTTAAACCAATATTATTTGATGAGTTAAGCAAATTTCATTGGTTTTTAGGTGTGTGCAAATCAGCTTCTAAAAAATCTTTGCATATATGGACAAAGATAAGGCCAATATCTGTAGAATTCAAAAATCGTCGTATTGAGTATCTTTGTAATTTTAGACATAAGTATTCATATATTTATATTATATTATCAAAATATATGGATCAATATGGTTATACAAAAGATGATATATTAAAATATGTTGATATGGCAATGTCAAAACCACAACAAGGTATTTTCATATCATCAGATACAGCTATGATGTCTACTAATTTTAAAGATACTAGATTAGATGTTAATTTCGAAAGTGCATTCAATACCGGAATAGAAAGTATTGATTGGATTAGTCATCCAGAATTAAAACAAATATTCTCAAAGCTTGAATGGTTTATTAATGATAATTTTGATGAAAAACAAAATGTAGAAATTTCAAATATTGAGAATATAAATGATTATGATATTTCTAAATCTAAAGGCAAGAAACATTATAAGCACTTTCAACGTTGGCAATTAGCTAATACATTAGTAAATATATTTGGAGAACAAAAAGCATTTAATATATTAGTTAATTTATGTAAAGATACAAATCCTAGAGAGTTAAAAGGAGATGTTAAGACAGCTGCAATACATAATAAGCCAATTAGTATATGGGCTGTTAAAGAATTGAATACACAACATGGATTTAATATTAAAATTAAAGATAATAATGTAGATTCTAAAGTTGAAGAGATAAATAATGCTATTAATAATGCCGATGTAAAGTCTGATCCAATAAAGATATTGAATGACAATACTAAACAAGTAAATTTATTTATCAAGAAAGATCAATATTTAAGTGATATTAAAGATGATATTATAAAGAATCTTGATCAAATAACTCTTTTAGAAGCTGGTGCTGGATATGGTAAGACTGAGATGATTAAAGCTTTGAAAGACAAGACTTTATTGATTTTACCATTCACATCAACAATTAAAGCAAAAGTAGAAGCTAGTGAAGTAACAAAGAATTGGTTATATTTCTATGGTAATAAAAAACCAACACTTCAAGATATATTAGGAGAACAAAATATGTCAATGACAATAGACAAGTTCTCAAGATTAAATGTATATGAATTAGCTGCAGCAAATTTCAAATATATTGTCATTGATGAGTCACATTTATTATTTACGAGTTCTTATAGAGATGTAATGGGTCCTTGTATTCAAAGATTAGCTAATTGTAAAGCCAAAGTAATTATGATGACTGGTACTCCTACTGGCGAGATGTTATTCTTTCCAAATATCAAGCACATCAAAGTAAAGAAGGAAGATATGCGTATAAAAGAATGTATTATCAATCTTGTGCCAACACATACTGAACAATTATTAGATATGTGTAATTCAATGGTTGATGATATATTAGAGAATAGAAAGATATTGTTTCCAACTAACAATGGTAATCTTTATTATGAACAAGTAACAGGTATCTTGCAAAAGATATTAAATGAAAGAAAATCTGCACATCAACTTAAATCATTCTATTATAAGAAATCACAATATGGTGAAGAGTCAATGGATAATATCAATATAAACAAGACAATTGGAGATAATGATATTATATTTTGCTCTACATATCTTTCAGTTGGTGTTGATATTTGTGATAGAAAACCATTCTCGGTATATTTTAATGAGACATGGATTCCGCAAGATATTGAGCAGTTTGCCAATAGATTACGCAATAATGATTTATATATTAAGATTTATTTACCATTAGCGGATAATAATGGAGTTCCATACAATTATTATTATACAAATCCATTAGACCTTAGTTTTAATCAAAAAGACTTGATGTTAGCCAGAGACTTAGTGAAGACTTGTAATGATATGCTTGAACGTAATGAAGAAGAATCAAAATATAATCCATTGATTAGTTCTTTATTAAGTACAAACAAATATCTTAAATATGATGAGAATGATTGTAAGTATTATATAGATGAGACAACATATAAATTAAAAGTATTTGAAGAACGTTATTCTGAATATTCTAAACAATTAGATGTTATGATGGAAGGAATGCGTTATTATGGATATGATGTAAAATGTGTTAAAAGTGATAAAGAAATAGATAGTTTAGTAAAAGATGATATTGAAGAATTCATGAAGTCTTGTCGTAATCTTAAATTTAATGCCGATACGATAAAAGTACAAAAGCTTCTTGATCATATTAGTGATGGAAATATTGATATGTATAGAGAATTGCTTAAAGGTAATTATTCAATATTCAAAGACAAAGATGATGAGAATGAGAAAATAAGAAAAGAAAATGATTTATATGTTGAAGATATTGAGATATTAGAGAAACATATACCTATCATATTAAGTCTTTATAAAAATTATGATTGTGATACTATAAGAGATATTTATGAATATTGTATTGAAAGAAAGACAAATAGATTGAATTTCTCTAAACTTAAAAGAATCAAGACATTTGTACACATCGAAAGTAATAGAAAAAAGAAAAGACTTGATTTTCCTATACTTAAATTTATTAAAGATTCTCAAGAATGGGCAAGAAATAATTCTACAACAACAAAACATGAAATAGAGTTATTCTTGGCAGAATGGACATGTAAGTATTGTAATTCAATAAAAGATGTTATAGTTGATGACAAGGATTATGCAGAAACAATATTTGAGATTATTAAAGAATATTGGAATGTAATAATTATTCAATCAAAACCAAAAAATGGTAATATTGTCATTTCTCCATTTGAGTTAATATGGAAAACAAAACAACAACTTAATAATGCTTATGGAGATTGGAATACTCAAACTTTCTTCTTAGAGCAACTTATTAATGAAATGAAAGATGATGATAATGATCAAGTAGAAGAAGATGAAGTAATACCAGAATTTGAACATACAGAAAAAGTTAAGCTTGAAGATATAATTAATGAGCTTCCAAGTATAATTCACAAAGAGTTTGACTATTTTGATTATAGTGATAAGGATGAGTCTAATGATAGATTCTTAAGAAAGCAAGAGAATACAAATGCATTAAGAGAGAACATTTTTGTAAACAATAATGATGAAGAAGAGGTAAAACCAAAGAAAAAGAAAGATATGTCATTAGATATTGAGTTTGAAGAGAATAATGAAGAGTTACCATTTTAATATTTTATTTTATGCGTCTAATAATTGATAATACTTCTACAAGTGGAACATTTTTTGATAATATTCATAATACTAATTGGTTAGTAAGTGAATATGATATTGATAACATTGAAGAGATAAATGATTTTAAAGATAAGATTGGAAAATCTTCTAAAGTATATATTAAAGATGATTTAGTTGATAATAATGGATTCGTATATTATCAAACTAATCAATTATATTCTCTAACTAAATATGATTATATAAATGAAGATACAATAGAAGATTTTAAGACACCTTATTATGATAAACTTTTTGAAACTATTAATGACTCTTTTATAATTACAAAAGAACAATATAATAATTGGCTTTATTATCAAGATGAACATAAAGATTGTCGTATAGATAAGAATACAGGTAAACATAAGTTTGGAACAATAGGTGGAGGATCTTCTCTTGTATTCCAAATAAACTATTGTTCTGAAGAGATGTTTCCTAAATTTGGATTTATTGGAGCTAAATGTAATGCTTGTGATAAGATTAGTAAACTTACTGGAAAAAATGATCCAATAGAAAATTTAGATAGTAGATATGAAAAATTCAAGAAATATGGATTCAAATTTAATCTTGTAGAATTCTATCGTTTTATTGAAATATATAATGAGTATAAATCTACTATGACAATATCATTTATGGGAACTGGATTAGGAAATTGTATTTCCATTAAAGTAAAAGATTTTGTATTTGAAATAACAGATAACTCACATTGGTAATATGAATAAAATTAAGAATATATTAGAAAGAAGGTCTGCTAAATGGCCAGAATATTATGATGAATGTGATGCCAAAGAGTATCATGAATGGTTTATAAAAGGTACTAATATCAAGTTAGGATTTGATTATATTGATGGCGAAACTAATGAACATTGTTGGTATTGTATAATTTGTGATGGATATGATATGATGGATCCTTATGATAGTGAAAAAGATTTACTTGAGCATTTTGAATGGATGTTAATGAATAAGGATTTGATTTGGAGATATTATGAATAGAAATTTTCCTTATAATGATGAATATAAAATGGCTTATGAATTTGTTAGAATATATTTAAAAGCTAATACAAAAGAAGAACAAATAAAAATGGTTCATAAAATTTACAAATAATTAATTATGATTGAAAATATTAAAGGATATTCATATAATGACTTGACAATTGTACCTAGTGTGATTTCAAAGATTTCTTCTCGTTCTCAATGCTGTTGTTGGGAAAGTGAAGATTTTTTACCTATTTGGACAGCTCCAATGGCAAGTGTAGTATCTCCAAAAAATAGAGAAGAATTTGAAAATCATGGTATACATGCAATTATTCCAAGAAATATACCTTTGGAAGATAGAATCAAAGAAATGAATGATCATAATTGGGTAGCTTTGTCTTTAAGAGAGTTTGAAGATTTATTTATTACAAATTATAAAGATAGAACTTCTTATTGGTATGGTATTTGTGTAGATATTGCAAATGGACATATGTTATCTCTTTATGAAAAAATTGAAAAAGCTAAACAATTGATAAAAGAGAATAATTCTTATCTTTCTATAATGACTGGTAATATTGCTAATCCAAAAACTTATGAATATATTGTAAAAAATTTTAATATATATAATCAAAAGACTGGAAAATATGATTGCTTAATTGATTATATTAGAGTTGGTATAGGTGGTGGATCTGGCTGCATAACTACTAGTAATGTTTCTATTCATTATCCACAAGCTTCTCTTATAAATGAAACTTATAAAGTTAAAAAGAAACTTAAAAGTGAAACTGAAAGAGAAAATGCTTATGAAAGCAGAGGAGTTTGGGGTAATCTTCCAAAAATCATTGCTGATGGTGGTATTCGTAATTATGATCATGTAATTAAAGCATTAGCATTAGGAGCTGATGGAGTAATGATTGGTAGTATTTTCTCTCAATGTATTGAATCTTCTGGAGATAAAACAACTAAAAATATCAATCAAAAACTTAATCTTAGATTTCATATAGAAAGATATAGAGATTTCTATAAAGATGATAAAGGAAATTGGTGTGGATATTATACCAATGAATTTATAGAAGAGAATAGTAAAGTTTGGAAGAAATCATTTAATGATATAAAAACTAAAGTTATTGCTGGTTTATTGTCAAAAGATGATGCAGAATATAAATTAGCTGCTTTACAATATAAAGATAAGATTAATAGTCTTAAAGAAGCTAAGTTTATTGGTAATATTGATGTAAAATTCTTTGGAATGGCTTCTGCTGATGGGCAAAAATCTATTGATGGAGAAAAGAAAAAGACAGCAGAAGGAATTACTAAATGGTTACCAGTTAAATATACTATAGAAGGTTGGGTAAAGAATATGGAAAGCTATTTACAATCAGCTATGTCATATTGTGATTGTAATAAATTGTCAGATTTTATTGGAAAACCAACTCTTATTGTCAATTCAATTTCGGAGATTCAAGCAGTAAATAAATAATTATGGATTTAGAAGTAGTTTTTCCAAAATATATTGATATGGATGGAAGGTCTATTGTAATACGTAGAGGTAGACCTTATTATAGAGGCGAAGATATTCTTTGTAAATATTATAGGCCTTGTGGAGAATGGTCATGTATTATAAAATATAGAAAGTACTCTTATTGGTATACATTTGGATTTGATGGACAATTAGATTTTGAGCCTGTAGAGATTAATCTTATAACTCCTGAAGAATTTCTTAATGATAATGCATATTGTATAAGTGAAGCAACATCAAGAATGTTCAAAGAAGCTTGGGAAGATATACCAGAAGATATAAGAGATCATCAAGATATTTGGGAAGAAATTGATGAAGAAGGAACTTCTCATGGTTGGTGTCATAAAGAATATTATAAAGACTTGAATTATAAATACACAAATATTTGTTAATATGAATTATAAGAAAATTTTTGATACATTAGTTGAACATACAAGAAATTATCTTAATAGTTTTGGATTAAAGACAATGGTATTAGGAATAAGTGGTGGTATTGACTCAACAATTACTGCTGCTATTTGCTCTGAAGTTGTTAAAAGATATCATGATGATAATTTCAAATTTGTTGGTATAAGTCTTCCATGTAGTACTAATTCAGAAGAAGAAAATCATGCAGCACGATTGACAATGGATGCATTTTGCCAATATTCTTGGACTTGTAATTTAGAAGAGATATATTTACATATGAAAAATGTATGTGAAGAACATATCAATTCTTCTACATTATCATTAGGTAATATAAAAGCTAGGCTTCGTATGATTTATCTTTATAATCTAGCATCAAGAATGAATGGGTTAGTTATGGACACTGATAACCTTACTGAGCATTATTTAGGATTTTTTACTATTCATGGTGATGTTGGTGATTATAATCCAATAGGAGGATTATGGAAGCATGAAATATATGAATTATGCAAGTTTATCAAAGAACAATATGATAATGATGTAGATCCTAATGGAGAAAACCAGCTTAAAGCTACTGCATTAGACTATGCTTATAAAATTATGCCTACTGATGGAAATGGAGTATTGCCTGGAGGAGACTTAGCACAAATTGCGCCAGGATATACTTATGAAGATGTTGATAAAGTATTAAAATGGTTAGTTGAAGATTTCCATGAAATAAATCCTCCAGTAGAAGCTATCAAAGAATTTTCTAAGTCTACTGGATTTAGTGAAGAAATGATTAATGGAATTATAAAAAGACATAGTAATTCTAGTTATAAAAGAGGAAGATTACCAGTTACAATACCACGTTCACATTTGATTTATTTGATATGATAGCAATATTTTTAGGAACTTTTAATCCACCACATATAGGACACTTGAATTGTATTCAAAGTGTTCTTGATCATGAAATAAGTAAGCAAATAACAAAAATACATATTATTCCTTGCTATCAAAATCCTAATAAAGAAGGAAGTGTAGATTTTGATATCAGATTGAAAATGTGCCAAGAGCTATTCAAAGGATTTTCTGATAAAGTAGTTGTTGATGCTCTTGATAGAGATCATAAATGGATATTTACTTATGATATGCTTGAGTATTTTATGAGAAATGAAGATAGTTATATAAAAGCAGATTTCTTATGGATTATTACAAGAGAAACTTATGGAGAATTAAATAATAATAAATGGCATAATTCTGAAGAGATAATATCAAAATATATTACTAAGATGATTATTGTTGGTCCTAATCTTGAAATGGACATACAACCAGATAATATTTGGTGTAAACAATATGTTCAACTTAGGCCAGGAATAAATGTTCATTCAACAGATATTAGAAATCTTATTAAAAATAAGAAAACTCCAAATATATATTTGAATAATGATGTAATTAATACTATAAAAGAAAATAAGCTTTATATATAATTTAGATAAATTCTTTAATGAAAACAAAAAAGAAAACATTATTTAATAAAAACCATATATTAATAGAAGAATATAATAATGAGTTTAGAAGTATACCATATGTTTGTCAAAAAGATGATATGATTGATAATAAATATGCTATATCTTCTAGACTTTATTATCCTTATGATGAAAATAGAAAATATAATGTAAAGACTATTGCAGAAATAAAAGAGTCTCCATTAGGGTTTTATTATAATCAAACAAAAACTGTCAAAGAATTAAAAGATAAATATCAAGAGAAAATTTTTGATAGACATCCTATATTATATAGAAATATTTATATATTTGGTCCTAAATATCATTATATAATCAAATATCCATATTTATATAATAATGTCAATATTGGAAAAGAGACTAGGCCTTATGATATTGCAGACACTAATGGAATAGAAGATCATTTTATAGTTGACTTAAAGAATGTATTAGATACTATTTTTGAAATTTGCAAAAATGATAATATTTCATTAAAAGAAACAAATTATAAATATAGTAATCAAAAGTATGAGAAATTTCATATTGGAGAACTTAAAAAAGATGTATATATAGATATTTTTGGATTTGCTAATGGACCATTATCACAATCAAATAATGATAAGATATTAAGTCATGGATTTGATTTGAAAGATAGCTTTAGAAAAAGAAAAGAATAATTATGTATTGGATATTATATTTTATAACTTTTATTATTTCATATATCATTTTACGATATTTAGTAATTTCAAAAAAATGTGGATTTATTGATGATCCTCAGTTAGTTACTTTTTTATTAGCATTATTTTGGCCAGTATTTTTATCTATAATTGGAATATCTGAATGTGGTAATTATATTGATAACTTTATCAAATCAAAATTAAATAATTGATTTTATCTATATAGAATTATGTATATTGCTGGTTATTATAAAGATCTATGGTTTTGGTATAAGAAAGAAAATAAGCCATTTTGTATAATGTTTGCAAAGTGGACTGATGAATTATTGTCTTGGTCTATTACATTCTTTGATACTATTGAAGAAGTAAAAGAAGAGACAAAATTACTTGAAGAATTATATCAAAATGTTTCTAGGCCTTATAAAGAAGTTATACCAGAAGAGTCATCATATTTTAATAAGAAATATAGAATAGTATTTGATAAAGATAATCAATATTATTGGGGATATATAGTAATTGATTTCAATAATGAGAAAATTCAATATTTTAGAGATGGAGTATATATACCAACTACTACATTAAAAAAGAAATATTGGTTTCTTAATCAATGTTATCATTTTAGTAAAAAAGAAGATCAATTATTAATAAAAGATAAATTATTAAGAACTGAAAAGGATTCTAATATTAATGATTATAAATTTAATGCCGGAGAATATGATGGATGGCTTCAATTTCGTTGGGGAGATAGAAAAAACGCAATAGGAGTTTATAAACCTGAAGAAGAGAAAAGCAATAATAAACATAATAACTATAAGCCTAAAGATAAATATTTTAAAAAATATGAAGAAGACATTGAATTGACTGAAGAAGAAAAGATTCAAGAAGAAATGGATAAAGATCTTGATAAAGAAAATTCGAAGTATTTAATGAATAAGTATGGTTGGTAAAAAAATATATAAATATGAAAGATTATCTAGAATTAAATTATACTCCAAAGTTTATAAATCTTTTAAAAGATAAGCCAAAATTATCTGCACAAAAGAAACAATTAATCATATATTATTTAAGTAGTTATTTTTTAAAGAAAACAAAAAAAGAATTATTAAATGAATATGATCATCATGCATTTAGTTGGAATACAAATAATGAATTAATATTAGAATTACATAATATATTAGGATATTCAGATTTATATGATAAAAAAGAAGATTATACATCATGTGATAGTAAAAATATACATGATAACTCTCATTCAGTATTCTTTTTATTATATAATTTTAATACAAAACAAATAGCTATTCAAGGATATTTAAAAAATGAAAGAAAGAAAATAAATTATTGGGATAATGCAGTAATTGAAGATATTGAAAAATTTACAGAATATGATTTTGATAGAATACTATCATGTGTTCCTGTTGATTATCATATTAGAGATGAGCAAATCAAAATAGCATTAGATGATATTTTAGAAACTTTTCCAGTAAATAGATTCTATACTTATAGAAGTAGTTCATATTATGATAATGAAACAATAATAGGATATCTCTATAAAAGAGTAAGAAATAAAGATTCTATTACATTATATTTTAATAGATATTCTGTTGCTAATGAAAAATTATCTGACAAAAAAGATAAATATGAAGTTTATTTCTTAAAAAAAGATAAATTTATTAGTGATCATAAGATTGAATTAAAAGAAGATATTTATGTTAAAGAAAAAATATATAAACATAGAGAATCAATAATTAAGAATCTTAAAGATAAAATCAATCAAAATAAGAGTTCAATTAATAAACATGAGTCAATAATTAAGTCTTCTCAAAATACTATTAAAGATTTAAATAATGATATTTTAAAAATCAATAAAGAAATTGAACAAAAAACTAATGATTTAAATAATACAATTATAGAAGATATTAAAATTTTATAATATATGTCGAATTATTGTCATTTTGTCGGTTTTGAAAATTGTAAGTTTTCTGAGCCAAAGCTATTCAAGAATAAATATTGGATATCAGTAAATTATTTTTTATGTGATAATGATGATCCAAATTTTAGAATGCTTGATTTTTTAGAAAATAAATATGTTCCTGAAGGTTGTAGAATACCAACTAAAGAAGAATTTGAAGAATTAGTAAACGAATATCCATTTTTTGTAAAGCAAAAAAAAGATTTAATTAAAGGAGAATTTACAGAAAATTATTATGGAAAAGAAAGAATACAGAAATATGAATTGCCCGTATTCACTTTTAGAAATGAACTTGGATTAGAAGTAAGTGTATATACTTATGATGATAGCTGGTCTGGATTTAAATATGGTCCTATATGTTTTACTAAAGATGGATATGATGAATATATGGATAAATATAATGAGCCAGATAAATATAATGATGAAGGACTTAAATATTGGAATCCAGTAAAAGATGATAATAAAGCTTGGTATGGACAACAATGTTATGATATAGCATGTAAACAATATTATGAGCATTTTGACTATAGAGTACCACGTTGTATGATTTTAATAAAAGACCCAAATAAATATGAATTAATTTCATAAAATATATACTTTCATATTTGAATTTTTTTAATTGTTTTCTATATTATTATTGTAATTAAAAAATTCAAATATGAAAGTTATAGGTTTCGCAAACAAGTTCTACACACTCTGGGAAGTTACTGAAGATACAAGAGATCTTGGTAATGGACATAAGTACGTTGTTACCCACTTCGCCTATATCAAAAATATTTCCTTCGACAAGGAAACTGCTTTCTCTAAATATCCTGAATTGGATTTTGATGAGAATCTTAGAGGTAAGACTCAGTCTTGGGATACTGAGAAAGAGATTTGGGATAATGTTGATGTTTTCAGATTTGGCAAATATAAGTATGAGAAAATCGATAATACAGATTTGAACTATCTTACTTGGTATTGGGATCAGATTTCAGGTGAGCATAAAGCTTATGTTAGTTCAGTTCTTGAAGCTAATGGTTATGAGATTCGTACTTGGGGAGATAACAATCAGTATTTAGTTGATCCTGAAACTATTGAGAATGAGAAGAAAGCTATAGAGGCTATGAATGAGATGACTGAGAAGTTGAATAGTTCAGATTCATTCGAGATTTGCTTCGATCATAATCCTGATGAAGATGGTTATTGTAGAGTTGATGATATTCTTTATCACTTCCAGGAGGTTAAGGAGAATTGGTACAATGGATTTCCTTATTATCTTCCAGTTTTGAATGGTAAGTCTAAGAGAATCAAGAACAAGAATATCAATGTAACTAAGTTCAATACTAAAAATCTTGAGAATGATTCATTAGTAGTAGAGATTTTAGATTTTGAAATTATTAAGTAATATGAAAAGACTAAAAGCAATTTGGAATATATTAACTTGTGATGAATTCTTCTTAGCTTGTTACTATAATAATTATAATCCTAATATACAAACAATGGATGAAGTAAAATATATACATCCGAAATTTAGTAAATATTTTGCTGATTGTATTCGAAGATGGATTGATGATATATATGATAATTTACCTAAATTTAAAGAATAAATATGAATAAAGAAACAACTTTTTATGTAAATTCGGCAATTGACTTTTCAGAAAATGGTAGTTATTCACTTATTGATAAATCATTGGAAAATAAAGCAATGATTGTAATTACAGATGAAAAGGTAAAAGTTTATTTTGAAAGTGGTGCTCCAGAAATGGATTTTGGAAAAGATTATGAGTATTGCATGAAATTCATCAAAGATAATGAATTGACAATGGTAAAACTCATGAGTGGTGATAAGCGTTGGCATGAATATAATCCAAATCCAAAGGAGCGTAATATTGGTGATTGTACACTTCGTTCTTATTGTGCAGCATTTGGAATTTCTTGGGATAAGGCATTTGATATTGCTTCAAAAGTTGCAAAAGAAAATTCTTCAATGATTCAATATGTTGCCGATAAAGTACTTACTGAAGAGTTTAATTGTGTTATTGATGAAAAATATAATAAAAAGACAGTTAAGTCTAAAGATCGTATTAAAGTAAATGAATTTGCTCTTTCACATCCTTATGGTACTTATATTCTTCATGTACCTAAGCATCAAGTAACAGTTATTAATGGTGAATATTGGGATAGCTGGGATAGTGGAGACAAGAAAATTGATACAGTTTATATTGTTCCTAAAAAGAAATAATTATGATTAATCATGAAACATTAGGAGCACATATAAGAAATATTCTTAGTCCTTATGCTAATATAATTCAGATTCTCGAAGAGTTACATTCTGAAAAGACAGATGAAAAGACTAAGGAATTAATCAAGAATTATCTTCTTAATGAAATCAATCCATTTGATCTTAAGAAAAATCTAGATCATTTTATTGATGTTTCAAATCTAAAAGAAGTAGAATCAATTAATTGGAGAGCTACAGAACTTTGTGAAAGATATTATAAAGAAATTGAGAATAGTTAACATAAGTAATTTTAAAATTTAAAAAGAAATGCGAAAATTTATTAATTGGATGTTTGCACTTGTATGTGCATTTGTATTGACAACAGGATTGTCTAGTTGTATTGGTTGTACAACAGTTGATTCTGGTGAAGTAGGTATTAAGTTCCATAAGTGGTCTACTGATGAGACAAGCTATGGTGGTGTTGAAGGTACAGTTAAAGGTTGGGTATTCTATAATCCATTCTCAACCGATGTATTTACTTATCCAGTAAATGTTCAACGTAAGAATTATGAGGCTTTTACAGTAAATGCAAAGGATGCTTCAACATTTACTATGGATCCTATGATTGCTTATCATATCAATCCTGACAAGGCATGTGATATTTTCGTGAAGTATCGTAAGCCAATTGAGGAGATTGAGAATGGCTATATTAGGACTTGTATTTATGAAGCTTATCGAACATGTGCTAATAAGTATACATCTGATAGTTTGATGTCTAATCGAGAAAGATTTGAAGCAGATGTACGTACACGTCTAGAGAAGTCACTTGCAAATGAAGGATTTATTGTAGATGAGTTTACTTCAGCTATTAAGCCACCACAATCATTGAGTGATATGATTGATGCAAAGAATAAGGCGGTACAAGCAGCATTGAAAGCCGAGAATGAGGTAAAGGAAGCAGAAGCTAATGCAAAGATTAATGTTGCCAAGGCTAAAGGTAATGCAGAAGCTACAAAGATTAAGGCAGATGCTGAAGCTTATTACAATCGAACAATTGCAGCTTCACTTAGTCCTTTGATTGTACAAGAGGATTGGATTGAGAAGTGGGATGGTACTCTTCCTCAAACAGTTACTGGTGGAGCTTCAGGTACAATGTTAATGATAGGAGCAAATAAGTAATGAATATAGGAATTATCATAGGGCTAGTGACAGTTGTCTTAGCCCTAATTTTAAATTATCTTATCCTCTTTAAATTTGAGGATTATGGAAAGAAAGTAAAGCATTTTACAATAACATATTATTGGACTTGGTTTATTTCATTAGTTCCATTTGTTGGATTTATATGGATGATAGTTTGGTTTATTTGTTATTGTGCAGCTGGATTTAAATGTACATCTAAACTTTTTGAAGAGAAATAAATATTATAAAGTGACTATATTAATTAAAATATATGGTCACTTTATTTTTGCATAATGTCTGAATATAATAAAGAAGGAATAACTGATAATATAAATAATTGGGTAACATTTAATTTAGAAGGTTTTGAGTTTAGAAAATATCAATTAGAGACAATTGTTGATATTATATATAATATTTTAAATCCAGATACTGAAAACACTAATGGGTGTCAGATTATTGAAGCTCCTACTGGTAGTGGTAAGTCAATTATAAATATTATTTCTGCTTGTGTATTAGCAGAATGTTATGGATTACGTTCATATATATTAGCAAGTGATCTTTATCTTTGGCAACAATATTATGATTTTATTCAAGCAAATATGATATTAAGAGAAAAGATTGGTTGTCTTAAAGGTAAAGTTGGAAATTATAAATGTAGAAGAAATAATGAAGATTTATCAGCTGCCGAATGTAAGATGGCTGGTTTATCATGGGCTTCATTATATAGTATAGATACTGCGAAAAAACATGGATTTGATTGTGCAAAGAATTGCAAGTATATCAAAGAACGTAAACATGCATTAAAGACACAAGTTACATTAATGACTTATCAATTATATTCGTTAATAGTTGATGGAAATAATGAAGATGATAAAGTACCTGTATTTGATGTGAGAGATGTGATATTTTGTGATGAGTGTCATAATATACCAAATATTGTACAAATGCAAATGTCTCCTACAATAAGGTATTCAGATGCTAATCATGTATTCAATATATATAATTATGCAAATAGTAATGGACTAGACTTATTTGATGATGTAAAAGACAAGATAATTGACCAAATTCTTCTAGATAAATATCCTACTTTTGACAAATTAAGAGAAGATTGGGAAAATATTTGGAGCGTTGCATCTAACTATAGAAATGATAATGACACTGATTATAGTAATATTCTACAAATATTAAGATATTTTACACAATTTGAAGTTACTATCAATCAAATTTGTGATGATATAATGAAACGAATAAAAGATAATTCTATTGTCACAAAACAAGATATGGATATTTATAAAGAATGTGATCATGTATTGAAATATTTAGGTCCATTGTATCAATTTACAAATATTATCAGTATGACTGGTAAGAAATATTTTGTAAAGCAAATAAATATAAAAGAAGAAGAAATATCTAATATCGAATATCATTGTGCCAAAGAAGACTTTTTAGTATATTTGACTATATTGATAAAGACTAGATTTAAAGTAATGGTAAGTGCTACTGTAGGAGATCAAGAGTCTTATGAAGATAGTATTGGAATAAAATACTTTGGGATGAGAGTAAAAGGTCTACCTATAAAAGAATTATCTAAAGAAATAACAACAAATTCATTAGAAGAAAATATATTAGAAGGAGCAGAAACTATATTTGATGAGTCTTCAATATATAATAGAATTCCTTCTACATTTGATTTCTCAAAATCTCCTATACATTTCTATAATAGATATAAGATGAGTTTTAGAGACCAAGAACAATCTATACATAATCTCAAACCAATTATATATAAGATATTAGAACAACAACTTAAGAATCAACGAGGAATTATACAAACAGGATCTTATAAGATTGCCCAAGATATTATTAAAGATGCTCCTCCAAATATTAAGAAAAGATTTTTATATTATAATGGATCTCACGAAAAAATAAGTAATGTAACAATACATAAGATGAGTATTGATACTATTCTTATTGGACCAACTCTTAATGAAGGTATTGATTTACCTGGTGATCAATGTAGATTTATATTTATTCTTAAAGTTCCTTATCCACAAATTAAAGATAGATTAGTTGATGCTAAAATGAAATTATTTCCTACTTGGTATAATTATACTACTTCTAATTTGATTATACAAGGAATAGGAAGAGGTAATCGTTTTAAAGATGATTGGTGCATAACTTATATATTTGATGCATGTTTTTATAATTTATTTTTAGCAACTAAAGAGCAATATCCTAAAGAATTACAAGAAAGACTAAAAATATATAATTAATATTTAACTATTATGAAAGATAAAGAATATTTGTCAAGGATAACTGTAGAAAACAACGAAATGAATGAAAAGAAAGTTGTTTGGGAAATTCCTTATAATGATGCAAATCTAGATGATTGGCTTCAAGGATTCTTAACTTGTATGGTTGGTATTACTTTTAATGAAAAACAAGTTTTACGTGGTATGAAAGAATTTGCGGAAGAAAGATTATCCGATGAAAATTCTGGTGATTATTTATTTGAATAATTCTTATTACAAGATCTATATTTAAAATATAAATGTTTAACATATTTTTTAATTACGTAATTTTAATGGTTTAAACCTTTAGTTAAACATTAGGATGCTGGAAATCCTTCAAACCAGTGAGAAGATTTTAGAAGATAGAAGATGGTAGGTGTAACCAGTTCGAGAGAATAGGTTACACTTTTATTAAAGAAACATATTAATTAAAAACAATATATTATGAGACAAATTGATACAATATTTTTTGGAAATAATGGTTTGACAAGTACTTCAGCTAATTATATTGCTAATAAAGCTAAAGAATATATTAAAGAAATTGAATTAAGATTATCTAAATTGAATTTTGTAAGTGAAGCAGTTTGTTTGAATAATGAAGAAACAGGAACAATTATAAAAATTGGAAATACAAAAGAAGAATTACAAAATATTGTAGATACCGATATTAATAAGATTGGAGATATAAAGTCTTTAATTGCTTGGTTAAGAGAAGCTATTAAAGCAAAAGAGCATAATTCTATATATATTTCTTCAATTTATACTTATAATGATTTCAAGAAAGAAAATAATATTGAAGAGAAAGCGCCACAAAAAGAGACTATACCAACTGAAGAAGATATTATTTTTTCTTGGGATATAGAGAAACGAAAGAAATATTATGATTTAGAAGCTAGATGTGCTGTTATTGGCCAATTGATTCATAATAATGGTCCTTTAGTAAAAGCAAGAGAAGATCTTATTAATGTTGAAAAAACTCCAAATATTGTAGATACTTCAAAAGAACAAATTATAGTATATAGAAAAACTCCTACTATAGATATTGAAGATTTATCTAATATTATTATGAATCTTCAAAATCAACATCGTAAACTTCAATCTGAATTAAATAGAATGAAACATGAGATTGATATCAAGATTAATCAAATGACTAATGAGATTAATAAGAAGTATAATCAAGAATTAAATGAGTATAATCAATCTTATAAAGCTAACTATTCTAGATATTCAGAAGAATTGATTAAAAAACAAAATGAATTATTTAATGCAAAGATTATCATACCAGAGTCTTTGAAAGAAATATATGAGTTTATCAATAAACTTTAAAATCCAAACAATATTGTAAGTAAAATAATTATAAAGATTACTGGAGATTATTTGTATATATGAATAAAATTTAATGCATTTTCATGCTATATTTAAATGGTATCGAAAACCATTTAGCCATAATATAGACTGATAAACTATATTTAGGCTTTGTCTGAACATTTATCTGACTCATATTATAAATTTTATTATTTAATCTTTTGTTACATTTGTAAAGTAATATTAGTGAATATGAAATACATTAAATAGTTTCATTAGATGATTTTGATTTTGCTTTTGGATAATATGAGGTTTTTGATCTTATTCTTGTTCATTGTAAATTTTATTCATATAACTTACATATTGTTTTCTATTATATATTCTTTAGCCTTATTGCTTTATTAGTGATAAGGCTTTTTTGTTTTAAATATTGAATATATTAAAAAAAGTACTATATTTAATAAGTAAATTTAATTAAATTTTTATGAAACATAAAGATATTATAACTCCACTTTCTAAATTTCCAACAGAGGTAATATTACATTTTTACCGTAAGAATCGTTTGTGCTCTACAGATCGTTATAAATTTCATCGTCATTATAATCATAAAACACATAAAGAAGAATATTGGATTCCTTTTTATGGACCATTTGAGAAAGATGGATTTAAATGTGAAAGTATGATCATTGGCTTTCGTAAATCAACTGGTGAAGAATGTCATAAATTATTTACTGAAATCAAATGTAAGAATGATAAATACTGGGATGAAGATGGATATTACTATGGCTATAATGAATGGCATTATGGAGATAAAATGAAATTTAAATTTGATGGAATGTTCTGGGAAGGAACAATCAAAGAAATCAAAGATGAATTAAATAAACGAGAACATGTAGGAATATTCAACAAGAAAGATTATCGTAAATGGTTAATTAATTATAGGAAAACCAATAAAAAATAATATTTATGCTCAATAAGTTTATTTATAATTATCCTGATAGTAATAAAGAACAGAAAATTGTTATATTTGGTGTTAAAGGAGATATAATGATTTGTAAATGGTGGCCAAGTATTAGACAATGGGTAGATGCAAAATATGAACAAGGAAATTGTCCTTATGGAACAATCTCATATCTTGAATGTGATGCAAGTATAAGTCAAGGAATTGTACGTTGGTGCTATTATTCAGATTTTTTAAGATTTATGAATATCCAACAAATTTTAAATATTAAAGAAGAAACATAAAATATATGATAGGAAAACCAAAATATAAAATAGGTGATAAAGTTCAATTTTTCCTTAAAGGAGAAGGAACTTTTAGTGGTGAAGTATTTATAGTTGATAAATATGGTACTTTTGAAGATTCTAGTGATGTATCTTATGATATTATGGTAGATAATTATGGCCCAAAAAAAGAACAATGTCTTTTTAAACATATTACAGAATCATTAGTAACATTACAATAATTATGAAAGTAACTATAAATGATGGTAAAATTAGAGAGTATGATGTAAATGTAAAACTTGAACATAAGATATATTCTCAAATTTATACTATATTATTAGATTTGAAAAATAATAAAAAGTATTTAGATATTCATTTAAAGAATATTGATATTAATAAATTATGTGATGCTTTTTGGAATAATAAAGATAAAGATATAATTGATTAAATATGGATAAGATATTTCACAATTCATCAGAAACACCAATTGCTGGTAGTTATTATTATCTTATAAGAAAATTTGGAAGATATGGTAGAATAATTGGTGAAGGAGAATGGGAAGAAGATAATGAATGTTTTTATGACAATGATAATGACAGAACTTATCATTTAAGTGAGATTGATTATTATATGGAATTACCAGAACAAGATCAATTAGATAATTTATGAAAAGTTATTTAGTTTTAAGATATATTAGTTTTATATTTATTATTGGATCTATAATTATATATTCAATTATAAATAATCATGAAATAAGATTTGGTTGTATTATGTTTACTATATTAGGAATATATGCACTAATCAATTCAAAAATAAATAAACATAGATTTTATAAATGAATAAAAAGAAAATTTATATTAGTTTACCTATTGCATTTCAAGAAGATACTGTATATCAACGTAATAATGATGCAAAATCTTATTTGAAGACCAATTTTAGAAAATATGAATGGATTTCACCTATAGATAATAATCATATTGACGATGAAGCATTAGGTAATCACTTAGCAATTGAGAGAACTGCTTACTACATGGGAAAAGATATTGAGCAAGTAATTCTTTGTGATGCAATATTGATGTGTCCTGGTTGGGAAAACTCTAAAGGTTGTAAAGTTGAGAAATTCACCGCTGAGACTTATGGAAAAGAAGTATTATATATGAAATGATTATGAAGAAGAAAATTTATTTAAGTCTTCCAATGACAGTGATGCCAAATGATATAAAAGAGAGATATATAGAACTATCTAAATATGTAAGTAAGCTTCCAAAATATAAAGATTATATTCAAGTTGGTCCAATAAACATTTGGTCGTATTTGAATATTCCAGATTATAAAGAAGTAAGTTTAAGATATTCAAATTGTATAGGGCAAGATATTGAGAATCTTATTGAATGTGATGCAATCATAATGGGTCGTCATTGGGAAAAAGGACCTGGATGTAGATTAGAGCATGAAGCTGCAAAGATTTACAACAAAGAAATAATCTATCAATTATATTAATATTTATATTATGATTATATATTCTATTTCTGATTTAGTATCTAAGCCTTTTGATGATGAAGAAATTGAAAAGGTCAATAAGTATTTGATTTATTCATTGGTAATAGGCATGTTCAAACATGTTAAAATAAATCTTGATGATAAAGAGATAATCTCATTAATCAAGAAAGATAATTGGTTTGCCAAATATAATTGGACAAAGAAACAACGAGATAGCTATAAGAAAATCCTTGATAAGATATTCTATAATCTATATCGATTTGGCCCAATAAAATGTTCAAACTCATCTGAGGAGTTTCTTATTAAATATGGGTTTGAAATAAAATTAATAAAGCCAATAAAGAAAAATGGTAAAAAATAAAATAATATATGCTTTATTTTTTTTAATATTTACTATTTTTATATTTTCACTTATATTTAATAGTATAAGTATTAATTATCTTTCTTATAAATATAATATTGTAAATATTCAAGAAAAAACAGTATATGATAATGGGACTTATCATTATTATTTTAATTTTATAAAAGATAATAAACTTATAGAAGGAAGAACTACACAAATAGAGAATATTCCTTGGGATAGTATCAATGCTAAAAAATGCCAATTAGTAAAATATAGAAAAGAAAGAATATTATTGTTTTTTGATCCTATAAGAATAAGACTTATAGAATTTAGAGATACAGTAAAAAGTAGTTCAGATGAAATAATATATAAGAATGGAAAAAATTAAACATCACTTGATTATAATTGGATTTATATTCATTACTTTTATATTTTATATGTTTTCATTTACCAATATTGACTATGCGTATGATGATTTTGATATAAAAGAAATGACTCATATATCTGAATATGATTGGTATGCTAAAAGATATATGAATCATAAGAAAAACTATGGATATACATTAATATATTATGATAAAGACAATAAAGAACAAAAAGTTTCGTTTGAACAAGATGATTGGTGGGCAAGCTATGATGTAAAGAACTTAAAACTTAGATTCAAATATAAATATAGAATCCATTTATCATTATTTGAATTTCCATTTGAAAAAGAAATAAAACTTGTAAATACCGAAAAATATATATATCGACCACAAAAATCTAACAATTAATTAAATAGTTGTTAGATTTTTTTCTATTTTATATATATTCCATAAATATATTTTATATATTGTAAATGGAAGTTTTTGTGGGTATTGACCAATCAATTAATAGTACTGGTATAACAATACAATGTTTTGAAAGAGAAAAGAAATTAAAAGAGAATTTCTATATTATCAAACCAAACAAATTAAAGAAAACAGAAATTGCTGCTTCTGAGAAAATATCTAATTTTGAATACCTTTGTTATAATAAACAAGAAAAATCAGAAGCAAAAGACAATAATGAGTTTGAGTTGAATAAATTACAAAATAATATAGAAATTACAGATTTCATTATTGAATTAATAAAAAAGAATGTAAGTAATCTTGATAGACTATATGTTGCAATGGAAGGAATATCTTATCAATCTCATAAGACTCAATCTATTGTGGATTTGTCAGGGCTTTCTTATTTGATTAGATATAGAATATATAAATATTTCTTATCTCATCAAGATCAAATGGGTTGCATTAAGATATTCTCTCCTAATGAAATCAAGAAATTTGCAACTGGCAATGGATTAGCTCAAAAAGAAATAATGGTTAACTTATTCAAGACAATGAATAAAGAGTTTTCTATTATTCCAAAAATAGATGATTTAGCTGACTCATTTTGGATATGTTCTTATATGAGAAAAATATTCTTAGATGAATATAAATATTAAACTATCCAGGAGGCCCAGGTTTGCACACTGTTAATTTAAATTCAAAAAGATATAAAACTATACAACATGGCAAAAATTTTAATTCTGATAATGTCCTGTGAAGATGATTTTTTCAAAAAACAAGAAAATCTTATAAGAGAGACTTGGCTCAAGCCAGTAATTGATGGAAATTTTGAGAATATTGATTATTGTTTCTATTCCGGACAAGTAATTGAAAAACATAAATATAATAAAGATATTCATTATCTAACATTAAGGTGTGAAGATAATATAAAGAACACATTTAAGAAGACTTATTATGCATTCAATGCTTGTAATAAAATCTTCAAAGATTATGATTATATATTTAGGACAAACACATCAACTTATGTAAATATAGAGTTATTAGAAGGATTTGTCAATCATATTGCAAGTCAAAACAAGAATATATTATGGACTAGTGAATTATATTCATTAAGTAATTCATTTTGTCCTTATCCATTATATTTATATGGACGTGGTAATGGAATATTATTATCAAAAGAACTTATTGATATTATATTAAAAAATGGATTAGGATATCTTTATCTTGAAAAATGCGATGATTGGATAATTGGAAATATATTAAATACTTATTGGATTAATCAAGGAAAGAATTATTTGGATTATATAAAAGGATATAAACATGGATGGTTTAAGTGTGTACCTGAGGAACAACCAAACAATCATAAACTTTGTGTATATGGAAACAAGAATAAAGATTGGGAATTCTTAAGACAATTTATTACAATTCAAGTCAAGAGATATAGAGAAAGACATTTGGAAGAAGAACATTACAAAGAACTAGACCAAGCATTCAAAGAAAACAAATATGATTCAAAAGAGCAAATACTTATGTTTGCTAATGATAATTATGCTTATAGTAAAAATCCATCAGTTTTTATAGGATCTATATTAGGTTATGCAAATTATGATGATTGGGTCAAATGTAATAAGATGCAATTATATAATTATCAAGTAAACAATAAAGCTAGTGATGATGAAGAAAGATATAATGAAGAAAACAAGATTTGGATGTAAAAATAAAAGAGGTAAACTTATGTTTACCTCTTTGTATATTATTTGAAATCTTCTTCGAAATTTTCTATCCATTTGTCAAAGCTTTCTGAATTTTCATTAGCTGGATGTGTTAATTCAGATAATTCATCATCTGATAAATCATATTCATCCGCAAAATCTGCAACATTATCATAGATGTATTCTTTGAACTCTTCAAACTTATTCAAATTATTTTCATCTTTTAATGAATTAGCCCATTCAATAAAATTATCTTGAATTTCATATAGTCTATCTTTCTTTATAGATTCCGTAATAAATTCATTAATATGTTTCATAATTACTAATTTTATTTTTTACCAGCAGCAGCTAATTTCTTTGCTTCTTCTTCAGCTTTCTTTTGTTCTTCTTCTTGTTTTTTCTTTTCTTCTTCTGCTTTCTTAGCTTCTTCCTCTTCTAACTTTTTCTTTTCATCTTCAATTTTCTTTTGTTCTTCTTCGGCTTTCTTAGCAGCTTCTTCTTGAGCTTTCTTCATTGCATCTTGATGAGTCTTATCACCATTATTCTCCAAAAGAGCTAAGTCACGAGCAGCTTTGTTAAGAACAGCAATAATTGCAGGATCATTCTTATATTGTTCAGCTAACATAGCAATCTTCTTCTTACGAGCTTCCATTTGAGCTTCTTTTTGTGCAGCTAACTCTTCTTGAATTTGCTTATATTCATCTGGACTTTGTTTCTTTACATCTTCATTAATTCTATCTTCAAAAAGATGTCTTAAATCAATACCTGAAACAGCTGTAACTTCTTTAAGAGCTTCTGTCATATAATCGAAGTCTTTTGTATAAGTACCATTATGAATAGAACTATTAACTGACATTGTTACATTTTCTTTAGCTTCAATGATAGTGCAAATAGTACCTGTTGAAGTACGAAGAACTTTAGCACAATCCATTACAAATACTTGACCAAATGATTCAAATACTTG